GTTACAGTGCCTGCATTACCAAGAACATCAATATTCCATGTTCCGGTGGCACCTGTACCTCCTGTAGGAACAAAAGCACCACTTGCTCCAATAGCAGTTTGTAAGGCAGTAAGTACGCCAGTACCGAGTCCGGTAATACTTCCAGAAGGAAGGTTAGTACAGTTTGATAGATCGCCAGAAGATGGTGTGCCAAGTGCGCCGCCAGGAACAAGATAATCAGTGCCTCCAGTAGCAGCCGACAATACACCGGAGGTTGCTTTTAAGATGCCTGTCGTTGTCGCACGTTTGATGACTTTACCAGTGGTGCTTGAGTAAAGCGCTATCTCATCATCAACCGATGCAGCAGGGCCATTCACATCGCCAGCGCCAATCGTGACTCGTATGCCAGCAGCCGTGGTTGCACCAGTACCACCATTGGCAATCGGTAACGGTGTGCCAGAATAACTTACCGCTAAAGTTCCAGAGGTTGTGATTGGTGAACCAGAAACCGACAAGAATGCGGGTACTGACATAGCAACGGAGGAAACACTACCCCCGCCGCCGCCACCACCTGCCGCATTCTTAACAGACAGCAACTGAAAGCTAGAGCCGTCATACATGAGCGAGCAAATAGCGCCAACCACAATAGCATTAGCGGATAATGTGCTGCCATCAGGGTAAATGATGTTCTTTGCGCCCTGACCGTTGACGTTTAAGGTGCAAGGCCCGGTATTTGCACTCGTTGCTTGGAACTGAATGGCAAGACCAGCCTGGTACGTTGTTGATAGACCAGAAAGCGAAACAACATAGGCATTCGTCGTACCTGAATCTAAAGCATAGTTGCTATAGGTCGATGCGTCATTAAGCGCTGTTGCAACCGTAGAAAAATCAGCATCCAGGTTAGCAAGCGGGATGGATGTCGTTGCGGTGGCAAATGTATTCGGAATTGTTACTGGCTTTGCCATCAGAACCTCGCTCTTAGTTCATGTTCAAGCTGGAAGCCGTTGAAGGTAAATGCTGGTGCCGTGGATGTTACCGTCATGCCAAGGTATTTGCCATACATTTGGGCATCGTACTTAAGCAGTTTGTACCCTTCGGTCAACTGGTAACCAGACGAAATCCATTGCAAGGTGCTTCCAGCATTGTTTGTCCATGCAATGTTGTTAAAACTATTGTTTTGCCATGCAACCGCATTGCCAAGCGCAATCGATGTTGATGCGCGAGACTCGCTATCAATCGAAATATTCAATGAACCAGCAACCGTAACAGGAAATGTTGCTTCAACCCCAAGTTTGAGCGCTTGCTTGTCTCTAATCGGGTCTTTTAAGTCCCATAGCGCTGTAACAACCTCAGTTGAGATGTTAGCTGTCTGGTCTTCGTACATTCTGAAGAACGCACCGCCTGATTCGACGCCATAGGAGTTGATTAAACCATTGACTGGCGACGAATTAATGTGCGTTAGGTTGCCTTGATAGCTAATAAACCACTTGCGATCAAAGAAAACCAGTTGCACACGCCGGTAAGTGCCATTGTCGTTGTATCTGACGTTCCATGCGGACACCAGAATGTTGTAAATCAGTGTCTGGCAACCCGTTACCGTTGAACTAAAGTCAATATTAGGGAAAATGCCGTCAAGTGCATCACTAATCTTGGTTGTTGTAGCGCCAACTAGCGCATAAACACCATACCGATTAATAAATAAGATGCTTCTAAAGTAGGCAAAAACACCTAAAAACAGTTCTGTACCAATAGAAGCGCTGATATTGGTGTTAGTAAAGAGCGTTTCGCCAAGCGTATTGACGCGAACATCCGAAAAAACGTTGATCGACGATTCGCCAAAGATGTAAAGAAAGTTGTTAGCAGCGATGATTTGCGTGATGTCACCGTACAAAGTGCCATCGACCAACGTAATGTTGCCAGCAGAAATGCTTGTGAAGTCGTTGTAGCTATCCGCCGCTGTGTAGTAAATGGTTCTGCCGTCCGCAATCCATACACGACCAGAAAAGGACTGTATGCAAGTGCCAGGTTGGCTGATTGCTGTAGCCGTAGCTGATGCGGCGCCGCTAGAAAAAGTTATAGTTGGTGCTGACGTATAACCTGTACCTGGCTCAGTAATCGTGATGGCAGTTACAACCCCGCCGCTTATTGTTGCGGTTGCAGTTGCTTGAACACCTCCAACTTCATTAGGGGCACTAATCGTTACGGTTGGGGCCGCTGAGTATGCAGACCCTCCTGATGTAATCGTAATGGTGCCGACCGAACCGACCCGAACGAGATTCGTCCCGTCAAACGTAGCGTATCCATAAGTTGTGTCAATGATGAGCACTCGCTCATTCTTCCATTGACTAATCTGAGTACGGGTTCCGCTGAACGTGCCTGAGTTAGCCAGGGTGATCGGTGCGGTAGGGGTTTCCAAGCTGACATACTGCGCACCTCCATTGGTGAAGAACGCAAACATGTAAGCGACACCGCCAATATTGGCTGGTGCCATGTAATGCACCGTGCCGCCCCAACTGAAATTCGTACTGCTGTAAGTAACGCGCTTTTCTTTGGGTATGACCTTCAGGTTCGAGTACCCAATAGGCATCACATTCTCTATCCAGGCAAACTCATTTTCCTGAATAGCTGTGCGATTGGCTTTGGTGTTAAGCCCTTTGAAATCCTTGGTAACGTGGTAGGACTTCTTTTGCTCAACTGCGGCCATGATTACTGAACCGAGTAAGGCGTTGGTAAACGACGCGTGAAGCTCGAATTAATCGCTGCCAGCAACTGCTTTTTGTACTCGGCATTGAAGATTTCTGCTTCACCGTAAGATTGCTCTTTGTATTTGGCTTTGTAGGCCGCATAAAACGCTACAGGCGACGTGTAAGGCTCTAAGATCACCTCAGTCTGCGAGTCTGATGTAAGCGGAACAGGCAAGAGGATGGTATCAACCTCAATCACATAGACCTGATCAGGTACCGGGCCAAAATAAATTTGATTCTGCCCGTAACGTGTAAACGCAATGGGTCTGCCCGTGTAGTTCTGCCAAAACCGCAACTCAGCGTTGAATTGCGTCCATGACATGTATCGCAATGGTATGCGTGTGTTACCCCAGTACAGATTGATGTTTAGCACATCAAGAATCTGCTCTGCCCATGATGGCAATGTAAGGGTTGATATATTAAAAACTTCAACCGAGGTGGTTGTAGCACCAGTCAGGATATTGCGCAGACAACCCGTGTCACGCACGACACGATGCCGAGCACCATTGATGTAATCGGTTAGCTCGGTGTCAGTCCAGAAGTTGCCAGCAGCATCATGCAGCAGTCTTCTAACTTCTGCGATATACCCTGAGTAGGTTGCCATTTATGCCTCATCGCTTGTCTGGGGCTGGACTTTGACCCCAGCTCGCCCACGCGGAGCGGGAGGGGCTACTCGTTCCACCAACACGGCTGATTGTTGGTCGGGTTTTACTGGAGCGTCCGTAAAGGTGAACTCAGCAAGGCGAGCCATCGCTTTATCGTGGTCGGTGTTCATTTTTAACCAACCTAAACGCACCAAGTATTGGTACTTATTGTCGTCGCCATACCCAAAGATATGTCGCGCAACATGAGGTTCGATTTGTACGCTTTTGCCTGGCGGAAACTCAAACCACTGATCGACGTACTTGGCGACCAGTGGCTGAGAGCCTTTGTTTGTAACAAAGATCATGCTTCTAAAATATCCCCGTAAACATATACATCCGCTGTTGCTGCAGCACCTTGAGCGGTGGTGAGCGATAAGTATAAGTTGGGAATGCTTGATTTCACTGTAGTGCTTGCACTGCTTGTCGTACTAAGCGTGAGATCAAGGAAAAGCGCTGACGTTGTAAGCGAGGAGTAAGCCTGGGCCGCTGCAACAACCGCTGTACCACCTTTGCTAGCAGCGGTATAAACGCCGCCAGCAGCCGTGGTCAAAGAGATTGAAGCATTCGTCACCACAATGCGCCGAAGAATGAACTTCGACGGATTGCTAAAGATGGTGATTTGCTGATCGGCGGTGGAATTCATGTTCGCGCCGATCAACTTCCCAAGCAGGATGCCTCCAAACTGCTGCGGCAATAGACTACCGACTTTGTTTGCATCCATGCTTTACTCCAATTACGAGTTGTAGGTGCCAGAAGCAGCCTGACCGCCATTGACGGTCAAGAACAGTGCCGTGACAGTGCCAGAGGTCGAAACGATTTTAACGTTCTGACCATCAGAAACCATCATGCCACCTGTATTTGCTGCAATTACATCAGCCCATGCAGAGCCGTTATAAGCCTGATACTTACAGTTTGCGACGGGATAGATGACGTACAGACCTGCTGGTAGCGTGTAGTCAGTGCCTGCCGTTACCGATTGGGTAACGTAATCAAAATACGCGCCATCAGCATCGCTGCTTAAGCCACTAACGATGATTTTATTAAGTGCCAATGCCATGATCGACTCCTTACAGCGTGAGTGAGTTAAGGCCGGTCACCACGGTCATGCTCTTAGGCTTGGTGCTCACCATTTCAGCAATGGTCAACACTGCGCCAACATAACCAATCTGCCAGTTAGGCAGCGTGGACTCAAAGCCGGTAAACGCAAACTCAGCCTGATCGTGAATGTACATGCTGAGGTAGTTCGAGTTCAGCAAGTACAAAGTGCCTTCTGGGCAATAGGGATCAGGATAAATCGGCACACCTGCAACCATGAGCGCACGGAAACCAGACGTTGGGCCTTCTTCACCGCTAGCAAAGTTGCTACCAGGGGTGATCATGTAGGTTTCTTGGCCTACAAAGTCTTGCGCCAACAATGTCCAAGTACCAAAGCCGCAAACACCAAAGGAAGGAACCTCAGCACCGTTTTTCACCGTTCCAGAGATGTACTGGAGGATGTTTTGACGGGTTGGGTTAACTGATCCTGCTGTGTACTCTTTAGAACGCCACCAAGCATAGGTCGAACGGCTAAGGCCGCCATAGGTGCCTGCCGAATCAACTGCAATGGGCAATCCAGTAAATTGCTGGCTGTTGCTGGTGTTGTTGTACAACGCTGTTGCCATTGCATCCATCATGACGTTGGTCGCATCGTTCATGCGAGCCTCAATCAAAGGAATCACAGCATAGTCTTGCTGTACAGCACCTTCCAT